GTAAGTTAGCCTATGATTTAAAACTAATGGGTGGATGTGCTATGCAAGTAGTATATTCTAAAGACCACTCTAAGATTGTACAAGTAGAACACTTTCCTGTTGAAACCCTAAGAGCTGAGAAATGCAACGAGGATGGAGATATCGAAGGGTATTACTATATGGCTGATTGGACTAAATTAAAGCCTTCTGATAAGCCTTTACGCATTCCTGCATTTGGATATTCAAAAGAGGGTGTAGAAATCCTTTACGTTAAGCCTTATAGAGCAGGATTCTATTACTACTCACCTGTGGATTATCAAGGAGGGTTACAATACGCTGAATTAGAAGAGGAGATATCTAACTATCACCTAAATAACATAATGAACGGACTTGCTCCTTCGATGCTTATTAACTTCAATAACGGAGTTCCTAACGAAGAGGAGCGTTCAATGATTGAGCAACGTATCTATCAGAAGTTTTCGGGTTCAAGTAATGCAGGTAAGTTTATTCTTGCTTTTAATGACAATGCAGATACCGCAGCTTCTATTGAGCCTGTACAACTAAGTGATGCACATAACCAATATCAATTCTTATCTGATGAGTCAATGAGAAAGATTATGGTATCGCATAGGGTCGTTTCTCCGATGCTTTTAGGTATCAAAGATAACTCAGGATTAGGAAACAACGCAGAGGAGCTTAAAACAGCTTCTACGCTAATGGATAACACAGTTATTAGACCTTTTCAGACACTTTTACTTGATGCCTTTGAGAAAGTATTAGCGGTAAATAATATTACGCTTAAAATGTACTTTAAAACGCTTCAACCGCTTGAGTTCACCGACCTTGATAATGCGATGAATAAAGAGCAAGTTGAAGAGGAAACAGGAGTTAAGATGAGTTCTGAGAAACCTGATACTTCTGATGAGCATTTAGATAAAATCTTTGATGCACTTAGTGAACTTGGTGAAGACGAGGATTTAGATGAGTGGGAATTAGTTGATGAGAGACCTGTGGACTACGACCAAGAAGAGGCTTTAGATAAGATGTTAGGATTAGCTTCTACGGGTAGAGCGATACCTAACGCAAGTTCTGAGCAAGATGAAGAAGTAGATGGGGTACAATTCAAGGTACGATACCAATACGCTCCTTTGACTACTAAAAGCAACTCAAGAGAGTTTTGCAAAAAGATGGTAGGTGCTAAGAAGATATACAGAAAAGAAGATATTGAGAAGATGAGTTCTCAAATAGTAAACGCAGGATTCGGAGTAGGAGGAGCTGACACTTATGATATATGGCTTTACAAAGGCGGTGCAAGATGTCATCACCTTTGGATGCGTAAGACTTATATGAGTAAGAGAGGAAGACCTGATGTAAAGAATCCCAATGCTGAGGTGAGTGTTAATAAGGCAAGAAAAGAGGGGTTATCACCAATAACTAATGACCCAAAGGTAGCAAAACGACCTGTGGATATGCCTAATGAAGGATTCGTAAACCCAAGATAAGATGGCAGTAGCATTATTTATAAAAAGAGAAGACTTAGTACGCAATAGCATCTTAGATGGTAATGTAGATACAGACAAATTCATTCAATATATTAAGATTGCACAAGAGATTCATATTCGTAATTACTTGGGTACTGATTTATACAACAAGATTAGTGCAGATATTATTGCGGGTACTCTAAGTGGTGATTATTTAGAGCTTACTAATACTTATATCCAACCGATGCTTATTCACTATGCGATGGTAGATTACTTACCTTTTGCAGCGTATCAAGTAAAAAACGGAGGAGTATTTAAACATCGTTCTGAGAATGGTGATGCAGCTACTAAAGAAGAGGTAGATTACTTAGTACAAAGAGAGCGAGATATTGCAGAGTATTATACAAGAAGATTTATCGACTATATGAGCTTTAATCAAGAGTCGTTCCCTGAGTATTATACGAATAGTAACGATGATATACATCCTGATACTAACGCAACATTTAACGGATGGGTACTATAAAAAGTGGTTATAAGCCTAAGACAACGAATGTTCAAAAGCTAAAAACCTTTCTAAAAAGAGAAGTAAAAAAAGTAACAGATGGCAAATACAATAGATTGGGCTAAGGTTTATTGCGACACTTGGTGGGGAGATGTCTCTAACGAAGATACCCTTCATATTGATAGTCAACCACCTTGTTTTGAAGCGTAATGGATAACACAATAGATTGGGGAGAAATATATGAATCCACTTGGTGGGGAGTAGGAGTAGATACCAATACTATTGGTTGGGGTATTGTCTATAAGGATATATCGAGTCAAGATACTTGGCAGTATCAGAACTCTTACTACCAAGATGAGATTAATATTTGGAATGATATTTAAAAAATAAAGATATATGGCAACATTAACAAACACAAAAATTAAGGACACTTACAAGTCGCTCTTAAAGGTTTCTGACAATGGGAACTTAGGGGCTTCTTTGCAAGAGATTACCGATGGTGAGGGTAATGCTTCAGGTGTTCAGCTAAACACAGGTGGTGATTTAACTGCTTCGGGTACGGTTGCTTTTGGGTCGTTAAAAGACTCAGGAGAGAACATCACCATTACTAAATTCGTAGATGAAGCGGATGGTATTGGAGCTAATGACAATGATACTTCGATTCCTACTTCTGCTGCGGTAAAGAACTATGTAGATACTAATGTAACTGCACAGGACTTAGACTTTGCAGGTGATTCAGGAACAGGAGCGGTAGATTTAGATTCTCAGACGTTTACTATTGCAGGTACTGCTAATGAGATTGAAACCTCAGCAAGTGGACAGACGATTACTATTGGACTGCCTAATAATGTAAATGTAGCAGGTAACCTTGCAGTAGATACTGATACGCTTTATGTAAACTCAAGTACAAGTCGAGTGGGTATTAATACAAATACACCATCTCAAAGGCTTCACATTAAAGAAGATGATACTACTGCTGCCTATGCGAGAGTAAGTAATAGTGCAGGTGTATTTGAGGTAGGTGTTGATTCTTCAGGAAACGGAGAGGTTGGAATGGTTACTGCTGATAATTTGTTGTTTAATACATCAGGTTCAGAGCGTATGCGCATAGACTCTTCAGGACGAGTGGGAATAGGCACTTCGAGTCCTGCTTCTATTAATGGATTCGCAACAAACCTAACAATAGCAGGTTCTTCTGCATCTATTGTATTAGACGATACAGATGCTTCAGCTTTTGAAATTGCATCTGTTTCTAATGGACTTAGAATTTATAATGAAACAAGTGAATTATGGCGCATAGATTCTTCAGGTAATGTAGGGATAGGTACTTCGACTGCAAGAAGTATTCTCGAAACAAATGGCACTATTAGTATTAACGATTCTCAAACTACTTTGGGTGTTGGTGATACTTTAGCAGGTCTTGAAATTTACACAAGTGAGGTTAGTTACAATCCTCCTTCGGGAAGAATAACTATGCCTGTTAATCGAATCTTACCTGTTTGCGAACACGCTAATGGTGATGCTTTTGGTATGTCATTTTATACCGCAGCTCAAGATGCTGATTCAGTAGAACGTATGCGCATAGACTCTTCGGGTGTAGTACAAGTAAGAAATCAGACTCCTACAATTCAACTTTACAATACTGACACATCTGTTGCTGCTGCTCAAGAATTAGGAAGTATTGATTTTTACACATCGGATATTAGTGCAGCAAGAGTTTCTTCTTATGTAAAATCTATATTTGATTCTGCATTTGGCGCGTCTTATTTAACATTTGGAACATCCACAGGAGTATCTGCTCCAACAGAAAGACTACGCATAGACTCTTCAGGTAGAGTGGGTATTGGTGAATCTGCTCCTGCTTCAAGATTACACGCCTCTTTTTCTTTAGATAATGATGGTATAAGACTTGAGAATAAATCAAGAGGTCATAGTTATTTATTTACTACTGCGGGTACAGATGCCTCTACCTTCGCTCTTTATGACATTGATAACAGTCATTTTCTTCAAGTAAGCGGAACTGCGGGTCATCAATTTTTTACAGGAGGGTCTGAAAAAATGCGCATAGACTCTTCAGGACGAGTAGGGATAGGAACGAGTAATCCTGATACTGAATTACACTTGGAGGGCTTTAATCCTAAATTTACAATTACAAATACCAACACAACATCTTCAGGTTATCACGGAATTGTTTTTGAAAGTTTAGATGGGGCAGGTTTTACAACGCAGTCTTTGGGTCAACTTGATTTTGTTACATCAGCAGGTGCAACAGGACTTTCAGCACAAATAAAAGCTGAAATGTCTAATTCAAGTGGTTCAGGTAATATTGTTTTTAAAGCAGGTACAGCAGGTTCTCCTTCTGAAGTAGTAAGAATCACAGGAAACGGTCTAACCTTCAACGGTGATACTGCTGCTGCTAATGCGTTAGATGATTACGAAGAAGGGTCTTTTACTCCTGAATTTAGAGATGAGTCGGGCGCAATTACTGCTACTTATGATGTTCAAACAGGAGTTTATACTAAAATTGGAAATGTAGTAACATTTACTATATCGTTAGGGACAG